AAAAAAAAAAAAAGATGAGGAAACTTAATATGACTCTGGTTTGTTTTTTACTTAAGTTTTAAATCTTCTGTTTAAAACGCTTATATCTCCAATATACATAAGCTGAGACTACGAGCAATAACAACCAAAGAACATAACTTAAAGGCTTACTTTGGGAGTGTTTTCGTATTTGCTCAGCTTGCTGTATTTCGTGCTTTCGAACTTCAGTTTGAACACTTGCGTAGGATTGCTTATAAAGAGTAGTATCAGCCTGCTGTAAGCTCTTAGAATGGGCTCTGATAGCTTTTATTTTCACCTTGCCATTGCGTACCCTTATAGTCTCACTATTGCCGTCCCGAGTGCGGGTATAGGTGAGTTCTTTAGCATTGCCAAGGCTGTTTTTGTCGTTTTCGAGTTCAATCTCGAAAGACGTGGCGGACAGGTCAGACCATTCAGACTTGTGAGACTCCTGAACAAAGAGCTGGGAGCTATCTTTATTGGTGATAAAGTGCTCTTTCTGGACTTGCCTTTGTGTGTAGGTTTCTACTTTTTTGGTTCTGCAACCAATCACTGACAAAAGGAGTAACATTGATAATAAAACTCTTTTCATACATAGTTATTTTGCTTGTTCAATCATTTTAATCACTTTTTTCAAAGTATCCGCATAGTTAGGAGCGGTAGCGTAACCCGCTTTAGCAACCTCCTCTGCAAACTTATACGGGTTGCTTCTTACTAACAATGCCTCTGCATAGCGTTCGTTTTTGATGAAGAATTGAGCGTGGTCAGTGAAACTCTCTTCTGGGGTATCGTACTTCCTAAACCAATCCCTCACCACGTACAAATATTTGCCGTCCGCACGCTTAGTAATGCTGATAATTTCAGGAAAAAGTCCCTTTGTTACCATAGGCACGGAAAGTACCTCCGTAGTACGCACTAACTGCTTCTTACTTGCAGGCGTATCCTTGCTAGCTTTCACGCCGAACATCATATTACCGGGCACATTCTTGCCCCAGCCCGTCTCTAATGCCGATTGCGCCAGTATGAATAGGTGTGATATTCCCGTTTTACGCTGAGTCTCGAGGGCGTAAGGCTTGTATTTTGTTATAAATTCTTTCATTGTTAATCTTCAATATTGATAGTTATCCATATTTTTTTATGAAAGGTGTCTTCATAGTATTGATCTCCCATAAGCTGTACGTAAAAACTAAACTCCACTCTGTTGTCTATTATTTGTATATTTTCAATAACTGCACCATTATTTTCAGTAGGCATTTTGGGTTGTGCCTCTTGTGAGTATAGATAGCATTCTTGCACCCCAATACCAAATGGATATTCTAGTTTAATATCATTAAATACTCTGAGAAAGTATTTACTATCGTGGAGAGTTATACGTATGGCAGTAAGATCACGCGCAATACGTTGCTTCTCTTCTTCTAACAGGTCGTTTTTCCATCGCCCATTTGTATTGATATAGAATGAGACATTTTCATCATATCGTTCTCTAAATCTAATAGGATAATCGAATTGTTCTATAGAATATCCTTGTTGAGTGTCTTGTAGGGAAACCGTAAGAGCATCATTGGAAATATTGATACTTCTTAACACAATATGAAATTCTTTCTGCTGTAAATCGGATAATTCAAAATTGGTAAAGGGTATAGTTGATATAAAATTGTATATCTTATGCTTCTCGTCTTCTCCGAAAGGCTCTATTTTACACTCTAATTCATATGACATTATATGATAATCAGGATAATACACACTACATTGTGAATAATCATCAAATGAGAGTACTTTATTATAGGTAATAAAATTTATTTGATAAATATTGGAACCTTGGGGTATATCTACTGAACATTCATAAGTGTAGATTCCTTGTGCTTCATCTTGTTGTTCTAAATTTACAAAAGCCTCAACCCTTCCTCTTTTTTTTTCTGAAGTCTCATAAAAGAGATGACATAACAGCTTATCTATGTCAAAATTATTAGTATTTCTATAATGTAATACTACTCTAAATAGTACATTATTTTTTGAAGGTTTGTGATGTCCAAAATCCCAGAATAATTGTGTATTCATTACTTATTATTAATATTAATTATAGCTGTTCCGTGATACATTACTATACTTGCAGAGCTTCCCTCCTTACCCGTTATTTCGCTATCACCATTTATGGTGGTACCTGTAAACTTAACTTTGTTATTTCCTACTTTCACTATAGAAGCTGTAGAAAGGTTTCCAAAATCTCCTAATCTTATTTCTACATCTTGTGTAGAGGTGTCACATATCAATATGCAACCTGCAGAAAAATCGGGTAATAAGTAATATGGAGTTGAGGAAATAACTTTTGCAAAACTAGTTTGATTTGATATTGGAATATAGTCATCTATCGGTTGTCCATTCTCATCTTCAATAGCATAAAATATGGTATGCTCTGCATATTGAGGTGGTACATCTGGGAGGGAAGTAAATTTACTTATTTTCCTCAAAGGTATTTTAAAGCTACCGATATTATCAATAGTTATCTGCTTATAGGTACCCATATTCAATTCTTGTATAGCATGAGTATGATTTTTATCCGCTTTGCTATCAATATCGCTTTTTAGGTCTTGTGCTGTTCCTTCATAGGTACCTTTATCCACTTTTTTACCAATAAGCTCTTGCAGTTTAGTATTAGCTTTTAACTCGGTTACAATTTCCTGCAAGGTATCGAGAGTTACGTCATCTACCTGCAAAATGGTGTTAATGTCTTGTATTTGTTTCTTCACCTCATCAAATAACACCTTATGTGCCTGTGTATCTTTTAGGTGATTGCTCAATTGTTCAGCTGAAGCTGTACCTTCTACGAGTTTATCCAAACCCTCTACGCTTGCCATTGGTATCTTTTCGCTTTTGTGCCAAAAACTATCTAGCCAAGCCCAAAACTGCTCTTGCGTTGGTTTTTTAAGGTTAGAAAACCACTGCTTTAATGTTTCTATTGCTGTCATAATTATTAATCTTATTGTATAAATTAAAATCCTACAAAACGAATAAATTTTACTATCCGAGAAGGTTGAATATTATTAATAGGTTCTTCACCTCCTTTGAGAATAGCTTTTAAATAATGTCCTTGTTCCTTTCCCCATTCAGGCAAGTGGTGGCCTTCAGCCCATTGTCCACCTCCTCTGTGCCAACTCGTTATATTCTTTAAATTATCACCGAGTATCTCAAAACCATTACCATTTTGATTTTCTAAATCAAGTTTTATGTTAGGTAAGTTTTTTAGTTCTACCTTTTCTTCTTTTGTACCTACTGTTGTACCAATTCTATTAAATGAATCATCATTAGATTTATAGCCTACAGGAACTACTCCTTGCATTTCAGTATGTTCCACCCATCCTTCAGGAATGTCTGAAGCAGGTCTGTCCCATATTGCTACTAACCCCAAGGGTACCGTTTTCTTTACGCGCTCTTCTAATTTCTCCAAGCGTTTCAGCAAAGAGGTTTCTTCTGTAAAAGATTTCTCTTCTATTTGTCTGTTGTTTAACACTCGTCTGAAGCTCTCCCACGGATAACTCTTTGTACTACTGCCAAAAGTAGCTACTTTCTCCACAAGTACTGTTTTCTGTGAGCCGTCTTCAAAAATTTTAGATGTGTTCACTTCCTTAATAAACACGTGAGAGCCAAGTGTCGTACCCTGGAAAGGGTATATTTCTCCTTCAATGGCTACTACTCCGTCTGACACCGTGTTCCCTACTACTTCACACCCCGAAAGAATAATTAAATCTCCTGAAATACCACTCATTGCATTGAATATCTTATAAGCATTCTGTATATAACTTAATACATCGGTAGTTAGTGGGAAACCTCCCGTTTGGTTTACATTAATACTGTTCATAATTTCTATACTTCTATAATATATCGTTTACTCGCTAATTTGTAAAAGTCTATTAGGGCTTCTATCTCAAAGAAACGGTACTTACCTATTTCACTTGTAGGAATCTTCTTCGCCTCCCATATCTCCAAAGGTATTTTTACGATAAAGTCTACTCCTGTATCGCTGTAATCTACCTCACGATGTAAATACATAGTCCCTAAAAACTTCGGTTTTTGTTCTCCTTCAGTATAAAGATACTGTCCTTTGTACTGATTGCCGTCCCATATGCGTATGCGCCGTTGCTCAATATCGAATGCATCATTTAGCGCTTTGCGTAAGTAACACACTTGCCCATTCAGTCCAAGTTTCTTAATATCTAAATATCTCTTCTGAATAAAGTCATAATACAACTGACTGATAGGAGCACTAAGCGTTCTTATCCATCCTACCATTCTTGCCTTTCGCAAAAAAGAAGGTATAAGTAGAATAACCAATTTTTCTATTTTGAAATTAAATATCATTTTGTGATGTATTTTATTTGTGAAGCATTCCAGTCTACCTCAAAGTAACCACTTTGCGGTATTTGGGTAACTCCTATGTTTTGTAATGCTCCATAGCCTTTGGTCTCGGGGTCTATCCACGCTGTTTTGAGTTCTTTTAAGTGAGGTATTTTCACCCCATTGGCTTGTTGCAAAGCGTCTACAAGATGTGCTACAATAAGTTCACCGTTAAAAGGTAAGTTTTTAAGATAACCCTCTATGGCTTCTTGTATAGGGCGTTTACCGTAAAGCACATCGCTTCCATTACTATCTAATACTAACGGGTCGTAATACACATCAAGGTTCAGAACAAGCTTATCAGGCAGATAATTAATAACCGTAGTGCGTACTCCAGCATCTTTAATTTCTGATAAATAACCGCTAAAGGCATTTTGTTCATCTGCTGTAATAGGCTGTAATCGTCCCCCGTTTTCAGTGGCTATCTTTACTATCAACCTACCGTCATTACTCTCCACCACTGCCGAGTATTTTATAATCTTACTCGCCTCTACCTGCTCCTTTGTCTTATCTTTGTTGTTAAATTTATCGCTGTCGGGTAAGAGGTCAAAACCATACTGAAAGGCAAGTGCTTTACTTCTATACCACCGTGCAGTATGAGGTTTTAATTCAGTAAGGCGTTTATCAATATCTGTCCTATGTAAGTCGAATAACTTTTCTAAGCTCCAAATAGCTACCGAGATAATATACACCCACAGTCGCCATATAGCTACTCTTGAGTTTGAGTTAAGTACGTTTAGAGCTTCTTCTCGCTCTTTCGCATTATAGATAATCTGTTGTATTTCTTGTATTGTACGTGCCATAATTCCGTAAATAGTGAAAAGTGAATAATTACTGTCCGTTGTGGCTCACGACAAAATCTAAGTTTATCGCCCATATGCTAATACCTTCCTGGCGTTCGCTTATTATTTTGTCCTCTTGCGTAAAAGCAGTTGCAGGCTGTATCTTCTTTGCGATGTAGTAGGTCAAAATATCTTTATTAGTGAATGATTCTGTAGGTATTGTTAATATTTTTCCTGCTACCACATCATCGGTAATACTCAAATTGTTGAGCATTGCCAATTCAAAGATGCTTTCAATAGTTCCTGTGTGCTGTAAAGCAAGGTCTAAAAGACTCTGATTATGTAATACTACTACTTGCATTATTCTTTTGATTTTCCATTTAGTTGCTTGTATTTCTTTAATTCAGTTAATAGCCCTTCAACAGAGTTTTCTAAATCTTTAATACGCTGATTTGCTTTTTTGAGCTCCTCAATAGCACTTGCGTATTTAGCCCCTAAATCTTCTATCATTTCTCGATAGATTTTCACGGCTTTATCCACATTCTCAAGTTCGCTGGTCTGTAGTTCCATACGTTGCTTAGGTCTACCAAAGAACCAACCCACTACTCCCGATAGTACCATTCCTATAAATGATACAAAATGCTCTTTAAGTCCTTCTATGATTATTCCCATTGTGTTATTATAATAATTTACTAATCTACTAATTAATCGTTCCTTTTCCTATACCAGTAGTAACTCCTGTATAAGTGCCTGCCAGTACAGGTATGCCCGTTTGAACTATTACCTCTCCACTCTTTACATAAGCTTCAATGAGAGAGGCAAGTCGTTCGGCATATTCTTCCATTCCTGCTTCTGTTTTAGTAAGCATTTCTTGTTGCAGGCTTATAATCCCTGCTTTTAGTGCTTGTTTATCTAATGCCATAAGTTTAGTGCTTAGTTTTTAGTAGTCCGGTTGCAAGTTTTTTCACCTACTACCTAATACTTCATTTTTTTATAATTTTTTTTTTTTTTTTATTAATCTCCTCAAACTTCATCACATTGTTCGGAGAAAAATTTCCTACACCCGAAGGTGTTTGTATCACCGCGTTTTTAAGTTCCGTTAGAAGCTCGTTTAAAAGACTTTTTAAATCTACTTCCCCGCGTTGCAAGTGCAAACCTGCTTTGTCTATTGTAAGCTCTGTTTCTTCTATACGTAAGCTCACGCTCTCTATCTCACTATAAGCCACCACGTAGTAGCGGTTCTCGTCTTCCCCAATCGAAGCTATCAACACACTGCTCCCCTCCTTGGGGAAGAGATAAAACCGCTCAGCATTATCGTTAATCACCGAAGCTAAGCGCACGGTATATTGTAGCTCGTCGTCCTTCACCTCACACGTGCCTTGTGCTTTGTCTACCGATACCACTTCTACGGCTATGGTAGGTGTTTTGCGTCTTCCTATCTGCCTAAGCCCTTCTGCTAATTCTCTGTCTATACTCATAATTTTGCTCCTATGGTTACTTGTCGACGTGCGCCATTACGTCCGAAGGTAATTTCTACTTTCTTAATAAAGTAGCGCTCATCTATCTCTTTCAATTCATTATCTATCATATGAGCTTGCATACCCCTCGTCGCAAAAGGTACCAAGAAACTCGTTATAGAGCCGTCAAAGCCATCGTATTTCAGCCTTTCCATCTCGGCTCTTGCCATTTCTCGTAGTTTAGGTTCCTCACTCACTACCGAAGTATGAAAGGTTCTTAGCTCACCATCGGGGTCGCCCTCTTCCACTGTCTTCTTTTTGTTATTTTTGTCGATATAAGTGTAACGTACTTTCAGTTTGCGTTCCTCCTTAGTCCTATACTCCAAATCATTGGCAACAATGTTATAATTGAGGTCATAGCGTGCCGTTTGCCCTATATTGGTAAGCTCCGAAAGTCCTGCGTACAGCTTGCCTTCATCATTGATAAACACGCTTAGCCTAAACTCTTCTTTCAGCTTCTCCAATACCTGCGTACCGTTCGCATTGCGAATAATCCACTGGTCTAACTGTATTTCTGGAATATTGTCCGCCAGCACAATGGGCGTGTCCTTCACAACTTCCTGCAATACTTCTCTAAGTGTTGTCTTTTGCCACGACTTGCTGATATTTTTACGTCTAAGTAAGTACATAGCGTCTTCACACTCTATGCTTACAGGAATGCTCGGTTTAACCTTCTTTACATAGCCTTCAAACTCCACTCCGCTATACACACCCTCATAAGCAAGAGTAACACTCACTTTGTCACCCACCTTGATAGCCTTTTCAGTATAAAGGCTTTCGCCCCCTTTGGCTACTTTAAAATGGGTTGGCAGCTCAATCGTACAGGTGTCCGCCAATTCGTCTACCGATTTGGTGATTTTAACGTTGTGTACTGCTCTAAAAGTGTAATCACCTATTTTTATAATCGCTTGTAATACAAACATTAGTATATCTTGTTAAGTTGGGTTCGTTTCTCGTCTAATTCCGCATAGAAGTCCATATCCGATACAGCTTTAATGGTGTACTTCTGTATACCTTCTTTGCCTTCCATTTCCTCAAAGCTAATATCTTTGAGCACGATGTTACCAATGTCAAAAAGAGTAAAGAGCTTATTGCCTATCACCTCCAAACTCTCATTCTTTTCAAACAATTTGTTAAGGCTTTGTACTTGTGCCGTAGGATATTGATCGGGATTTTTGGGGTCTACACACAGTCCTCTTATGGTAATTTGCCAATCTTCAGTAGTGATATATTCCTTGACCTTACCTTTGCGTTGTTTGCCTACCGTTGCCGTTTCTACAATGGTTTTAGTAAGCGAAAAACTCACCAAAGGCTCATTGGGGAAAACCGTCTGCTCCCCCGATTTATCAGCCACTTTTAACGTCATAAAATACTGACTGCCATTACTGCGTGCCTCACTAATGTTAGACAAACTCGGCAGTACAAATTTCGTCTTATTGTTTGCCCACCACTGCGGGAATGCTGGACCTACATAGTCCAAAAAAGCCCGTGCGGTGAGTTCTTTTATATCAAATTCCATAAATTACACTGTTTGCATTTGGTTTACACTGTTCACAATTCTCAAAAGCTCTTCTTTCAGTTGCACCCCAAAGTTTTCCACTCCTTCCCGTACCGATGATACGTACACTTTGGTATCCGTGCCCAAGTTGCCTATCTGTACGTTGATATGCGTTTGACGGGTACCTCCCGTTACAATATTATCTTTGGTTTTATTACCCATCTCTGAAAAAGGTGTGCTGGCAATAGGTGTTGCTAACGGACTTGTTTTTTGTCCTGTTTGCCCTATGCCTAACTTGCCCATTAGCCCGTCTTTCACACTCGAAAGGCTCTTAAACTCCAAAGAGTTCCACGCTTTACCAAAATATTCTTTTGCTTTAGCTCCTGCCTCACCTGCTTTCTTATAGCCTTCTGCCACCGATTTAGCACGTTCTTGCAAGTCGTTTTGTATTTGGCTTATCATCGCTTGGTTCTCTTTACTATCTCCCAAACCTACAGCCTCTTTAAACTTATACCAAGCCAACTTACAGAGGTCTATACCTGCCATAAAAGCATTCACCGCCGTATTCCAATGGGCTTTGTAGGTAAGAATAAAGGCTTCCCACAAGTATTTCATTCCTTGTACAGTGTTATCCCACGCTTTGCCCCAACCGCTCACTCCTACAATACAATAAGTAATGATAGCAATAAGTGCCACAATGCCTGCTATAATCAATACAATAGGATTAGCTAAAAAAGCTAAGTTCGTTTTAATTACTGCCCACGATAGTCGGTTCTGCCACGCCGCAGCAATAGCCATATAAGTGTTATGCAATGTGATAGCTGTAATAAATACTCCTAACACTCCTGCTATACCAAGGATTATGGGGTTCCCCTCTTGAAGTTTTTGAATAAACCAACTCAATCCTTCATTCAAAGCACCAAATACCATCGTAGAAAGTGCTACCAACGGAATCAGCAACGGACTTATAACCTCATATACTTTTACAGCTATAGATTGTATCGAAGCCATTAAAACTGTAAACCTGCCTTGTAGAGTGCTGTTCACATTCTCAGCTCCTTGATAAAAATCTCCTTGTGCGTCAGTTGCCCATCGGAAAGCCTCAGCCAACTCTCTTGCCGAAATTCCCCCTTTGTCCATTCGCTCTTGCAGAGAGGTCATAGTCTCGCCCGTCCGCTCACTTATCACTTGCAAAGGATTAAATCCTGCCTGTTGCATCTGTGTGAGTGTAGCTTCTTGTAACTTCCCTTGTGTGGTCACTTTGGCAAAGGCAGTAGCTAAGATTTCTATCTTTTTGCTATCCCCCAAGGCAATATCTCCTATTTGTTTGAGCATTCCTAATGCTCCTTCAGGAACCAACCCTGCTCCCATCAAACTCTCTTGAGCCTTCACAAGCGATGGTACTTCATAAGCCGTTTGCCCACTGTATTGTGTGAGATTCTGATGTATTTCTTGTGCCTTTTGCATATTACCTTGCACAAAAGTAGCCAGACTCATCTTTTGGGTGTCTGCCGTAAAACCTTGCTTAAATATTTTCTGTAAAGACGAGATAGGGTCTATAATGTTATTAACCACCTCCTTTAACCTTTTAGTCTGATCAAAGAAAGAAGATATCGTGTTTTTTGGATTTTCTGCCATTTATAAACTTTTTTCTTTACTTTTTTATTCTCCATACGATTCACTCTCCTTTTGGCGAATCCATTCCAGTTCTTTCACTCGCATAGCCCACTCAGTATCATTGAGGGCATCGGGATTGGCAATGTGCATATAGTAACGCAGTGAGGCATTGGTAATACGCAACCAATCCCGAGGCTCGTCAATTTCCGCACTGCTTAAAGCTTTTCCAAGGTAGCTTCTTTAATCTGTATCAATTCGCCAAGCTTACTACTTGCCGAAAGGAAAAGTGCATCATCAGTCTTAATCTCTTCATCTCCTCCTAACCAACAGTTAGTAAGGATAGCCTCATTAAACTTCATCGGGTCTTTCGTTGCCAATGTCGAAGCATAACTCAGGGTAGCGCGGTCAGGCGTTCTCAAGTATGCTACTTTGTCATCTACTCGCAATACAAATACTTCTTTGTACTTCGCTTTCCATTGTTTGATTTGTTCTTTTGTTACGTCCATTTTTTATCAATTTGCTAATTTCTAATTTCCCCGCCTATGTGGCTCGCTCCCGACTGTCGTGCTACGACTGTGGTTCACACCTACGATTGGCGTTTTACGTCAGTGAAAATAATAGGGAGCTCTACAACCATATTTTTATCCCCCTGCTTCATTGCCTTTTTCACTTCGGTAAATTCCACATTCTTGAGAATATCGGTTACTATTTGTCCACCTTCTGAGGGCACGTAAGCAACAACCAAGTCGAAGTTAAGGTTCAAAATGTCGTTGTTTTTGGCATCACGCGTCATTGCTTCCAATTCACTTTGCCAAATGCTCAACTTCCCCTCAAAACTGTGATTACCTCTTACAATGCTCAAAGGTTTACTCCCACGTCCGTAAAGCGCCGATTTCTCTTTTTTCTCAGTGTATTCTACTTCTGTCACCCCAGCAATAATACGCCCTCCAAAGGCAATCGAAATATCGCTCCACGCATACTGTTTACTACTAAATGTTCCCATTTTCTTCTAATTTATTAATCTACTAATTTATTAATTTGCTAATTCTCTGCCTGTCGTGCTACGACTAATTTGCTAATTCTCTGCCCGTCGTGCTACGACCTCACTCCTAATTTTCTTCTTTCTTTGTGGTAAAACCAATATTCACCTCAATAAAATCAGCATAACCCACAGGAAGGAGTTTTAGCCCTACTACCACTTTACCTGTTTGCAACACCTTCTGTTCAGGGTCTATATTGATGTTCACTGCCGATAGCTCCCCTTTCGAAACCATTTCGCTTTGCAAAGTACTCTCCAACTTGGTCTGCCAGCTCTTGATAATAGCAGGGTGAATGCTTCCCTCTTCTGAAAGTAACACCTCATCGCTTAATTCCTCTACCAAAGCCCCATAAGCAAGAAGTAACGCCTTGTCCATTACCAATCCGCTACTGAGACTCTTAAAATCATCAGTAGGTTTGGTAAGCGTATTATCTCCTGAAAAATAGTAGCCTGAACGCCCTACGAAAGTACGAAAGAAAATATACCCTTTGTCGTCTAAGGCGTCCCACTGGTCAGCTTTGCTGTCAATAGTAGTTCCGTCAGTAAAATAAGCCACCAATGGCAATACACTACCGTCCTTCACGCGGTGAATTTTACGCTGTACGGGTATAGCACTCATTTTTCCTAAAAACAAACCTACTGATGCTTCTTTCTCCTTATCGTCATTACCGATAAAGCAAGCCACTTTGTTGAGTTCGTTTTCCGAGAAATTAGTAAGGTCAGCTACTTTTCCGTTCCAGCTGTTGCCCGATACCACTACTCTAAAAGGCATATACTTCTTTTCAAAGTGCTCTGCAATAGCTTGTGCTTTCACTACGGCTGTTTGTACATCAGTGTCTAAGCCGGCAGCAATAGTCTCGCTACCAGTTGCTTTTTTCACCACACCCAATACCCTAATAGCACCTTTGGCATCAGCTATGAGAGTTGGAGCAAAAGCACTGTCTTTGTCAAGCATTGCAGTCATAGTCGTAGCGTCCGATACGAGCATTACCCACAGAGGTGTACCCGTAGGAGCTTGGTCGTAAAATGCTTTAATATGCTTGTAAGCAAAAGCATTTTCAGCTTCCGAAATACCTAATGCTACGGCTTCGTTTAAGGAAAATACTTGGTACGATTTCCCGAGTTCTACCTTACTGGCTACTCCACTACCTGTAATAATAAGACCAGTAACTTTTTGAATGTTATTGCCTGTACGGTTCATACCATCCTTGGCAATGTTAAATAATACTTTTGGTAATCCCATTTTTTAATTATGTGTTTTTGTTAATTATTTAATAAATGTCCCCCTACCCCTCCCTTATTATATCCTTAATTGTAACTCTACTAATAAAAAGGCAAAATAGCTAAAAACAACTGTCCTCTATTAACTATCAATCATTAAAGGCTTTCCTCTTTTTTAGAATTGTTACCAGGGCGGTCAGTAGCGGTTACTATTATTTTATCACCTGTAAGCGAAGGATTAGTAACCGTAGTGGTGTACACCCATTTGCCCTGTACAAGAGTTGCGCTACCTTCTTCCACAAGAGTAGCATCGTGGTCTTCAATACGCACTTTCACAGCTACGACCTTAAAAGCATCGCCCGCCTCTATCATTATTTTCTCTCCTGTGGCACTACCTGTATAGCCTGAATGGTCTATATGGGCAATTTTAGGAGCGCGCAAATAGTCAGTCATCGCCATATTATAAGCCGATACATTCCTGCGCTTTTTAGCCTCTGCTGTATAATCCTCTTTTAGCGAAGGGTCTTGCAAAGCGTTTTTGGCATATGCCGAAGCGCGTATAAATCTCTCTTGTTGTGCTTTCTGAGAAGCACTGGGAGCTTTGGTGTGTGAAGGAGGGGTAGCGACAATAGTTTCTCCTCCGCGTTGGCGAAATACAAACACTTTCCCTACTTTACCACTAAGCCCTGTAATGGCATAGTTTGATTTACTTTTTCCCATTTCTTTAATTTTTTTGTTATACATTATTTTAATTGTAAGTGCACTTCTATCGTTTGTTTTACGGTGCAAAATTCCGGCGGTTTTTTCAGTTCTGAAAATCGGCAAACAAGCCTTGTACTTATTTTCCCCAACCATTGTACTAATTTGGTACAAGCGTTGAACGTCTTTTTCCTTACCTCATCTATATGTACGACCTTTGCACCATCAACAAATAACAAATGTGTAAAATGAAAGATTTACTCTTAATCAAAAACGATTTGCACCTTGCTGAAGGTGATTTTCAAGTAGGCTTATCTGAGCCTCAACATCAAAAAGCTATTCTTACTGCCGAAAAAGGACAGTGGAAAGAGCACCCCGAAGTGGGGGTGGGTATTGCCCAAATGCTCGCCGACGACCTTTATACCGAAATGCTTATTGAGGTAAAAAAGCAATTGGAGTACGACGGTATACCCGTGAAAAACGTAACTCTCACCCCTCAGGGCTCACTGCTGATAGAATAATAGCTCCCCCTTTGTGGGGACTATCTTTCGGCATAACCGCCCTGAAAAGAAAGTATTGCTACAATTGTACGAGGTGATAAAAACATAATATTCGCTACCTCCTCTACAAGAGCATCTATCTTCCACTGAGGGTGCTTGGCACTCAGTTCTTCAAAAAGTTGACGCACTTTTTCATTGCGTTTTTGCAAGCGTTCTTTGCGCTGTTGTGTATTATCACATTTCATATGTTTCATTTTTTTAAATGTTAAACTTTTTGCCAACTTTGGTAGAGTCAAGAATAACTCTACCAAAGTTTTTTTTTTCC